TCAGCATTATAAACCAGTTTATTTCTATAACGGTTCATAACATCACGCAGATATTGTTCTGCCTTAATTTTTGGAAGGTTACCTACATCAATGTAGAATATTCTTCTTTCAGGAGCACGAGATAATCTATAGATGACAAGACTATCCTCAACCATTCTTAACTGGTTAAGTGCTTTGATTGCTTTATGTAAGTATGATAAAACTGATTGCTTATTTCTATCTACAAGACCAGAGGTAACATATGTAATTGCATCTTTTGCAATTTGTACTGTTCTCTTATCTCTTCTATTAGGCATTATTGGATTGCCTTTTTGTCCTCCATGAGGATCATACACATAAAATTCTTCTAACTTTGGTGCCTCAAATGTATTATCATCTCCTCCTTTATCAGTTAGCATAGGAGATTGATAGTTTGGCCCTATTTGTTCTTGCTTTCTTACTAATCTTATTTTAAGTGGATCAATATATCTAATCTCTTGAAGACCATCTTGTGGTTTCTTTATATCAATTACTTTATGGTAATATACTCTTCCATCAATATACCAGGTACGAAAAATCTCATGAGCCTTCTTATCGAAGTTCATGAGTTGCTTAATGTATTTAAATTCTTCTCTAATAATATCTTTTAACTTATCTGATGCAGGTAAATTTGATAACTCAATATCTACAGGAGAATCATTAAGGTCAGAAACTATTGCTTCATTTACAATATCTTCAATTGCACTATCACACTCTGGGTGTAAGCACATTTCACGATATCTACGAACTAAATCTTGTTCGTTTTTATATACACCTTCAATGTCTACGTATTGTCCGTAGAATCCGCTAGATATATAAAAATCGGATTTATCTTCGTCGTTAGCAGGTACTGGAGAAATGACATTTTTGTTTTTGTCACTTCCTCCAGCACTTGGTAACTTAAATCCAAACAGTTTTGCCATTGTATAATTCTTTTACTGCTATTATAGCATTATTTATCCAATTTGTAACTATCCCTGTTGAGAAGAATTATTCTTCTCTTCCAGTACCGATAATTGTATCTCCATTTGAATTCTCAATATCATACCATTGATACTGGAAAGTTACGCTGAACTCTTCAAATGTATCTGTAGTATCATAACTTAAATCAATTGATGACACCTCAGATGGCCATGCATCCATAAACTGATATGCTGCATGTACTGGATGATTTTGAATGGTAGTTGGAGTAGATGTCTCTCCTAATGCTGCTCTTCCTAATTGAAGAACTCTCATATTTCTCATATATTCACCTGGATTGATAACACCAGCATTATCCTCATGTTTGTTAAGGATATTCATCCATCTCTCAAACGATCTTCTGATTGAAAAATCAGTGTCATTGAGAACAGTAACAGTCCAAGGTTCAAAACTTCTGTCTCCAGCAATTTTGAATTCCCTTCCTCTAAAAGGAATGGGAATTGTATTTACATTAGATGCAGGTAATGATGTAGCTTTTATCATAAATCTCATTTTATCATCAACACCTTCTTCTCCAGATTTTGGACCTTCTGGTATGTTAATAATACATTCAAATAGATTTGGTCTAGCACCTCCACCAACAAACTTACCTTTGAAGAAATCAATGGTTCTTTGATTGACTGGAATCTGATTTTTTGAAGTAGTTGCCATTTTTAGTAAACCTCTTTTTTAATTAAACATTACCAATGACTTCTTCAAAACTAATTCCAGTGCGAGTAGCAACGAATGTTAGTCCGATGAAGTTAATTGATCTAGATGGTTTCACAAAAATGTCAGCCTTAAATTGATTAGAATCAATGATATCAGGAGTGTTATTTGTGTTGTCGCAAATAACTCTAAAATCGGTAATTCCTCTCTTAGACTTAATATCACGAAGATAAGGTTCAACAATGTTTACGAAGTTTGTTCTTGTAATGTCATCGTTAAATTCAAATAGTTGTGAATTTGCTGCTCTTTCAATTGTTGCTTCAATTGTAAGGAACAGACGACGAACATTGATTCGATCAAATGCAGACTGGTAACCAAGTCCAGTTCTATCACCGAAGAGTACAATTCCAGCACCAGGAGCAACTACTACTGGGTTAATTCTCTTAGGATAAATTTGATCTCTTTGTGCTTGAGATGGATTGTATGCCAACTTAATAGCACTATTAATAGAACCTCTAGCAGTTCCTGCTGGTGAGAACCATGAGAACTGATTGATTGAAGTTCTTGCCATCAATCCTGCAGTATCTGAGTTTAATGCAAGCCAAACAAATTGGTTGTTCCATCTATCATAAACATACTTGTATCCAGAGTCGAATACGGCATATGATGATGAAGATACTGGAGAATAGAAATCTATAACATTAGCTGTCTGAGTATCAGAATCTGCTATATCTACAACATCTCCTCTGTGTGGTGAAACACAAGCAATACAGTCCTTTCTTACTTCAGCAATAGCAATCAATTCTTTTGCTTTTGCTTGTGATTCAGCTCTTGTAGAACCACCAGATGGACCTTGAATCAAGAAGTTAATATCATACTCTGTCTTATTCTTGAACTTTCTGTATCCAGTAATAACATCACCCAAAGTACAACCATATCCACCACTAGCAGAATAGTTTTCACCACCACTAAGTTTGTATGTTACATTACCCAATGATGAGAATGTAACTCCTTGTGCATTTGAGTTCCAGTTACCTACTCCTGTTGGAGTCCAAGCATTTCCACCAGCAGTACCAGTTAGTCCAGCAGTAACACCAGTACCAACATGTCCACCGTAAATATATTCAGACTTTTGTGCAATAGCGTCTTTCCAGTAGATATTTTCTGATGGAGAAACTTTAGCATCTTTTGCCTTAGATAACCCAGTGTATTTCTCTACAATATTACCAGGAACTCCTGTTACATCTCCAGTGTCATCAACAACAACGACGTGGAATTCATCGTTCTTTCCATTTCTTTGTGAAGCATACTCTGATGTTCCTGGAGGAGTTACTACTGATTTCCAGTAAACTGTACTATTATCAGTACCACCAGTAGTTGGGTCAGAGTTCAACATCTTCTGACCAGCAAACCAATCTTTTTGCTCTGAAGTTGTATGAGTAGAATCTACAACACCATCTACACCTACAGTATGAAGTGTATATGCATTTGTTGTTGTGTCTGTACTTGCAGTACTTGTTCTAGTGAAAGTATATGCAGTTGTACCTATACCAGTAATTGCTTTGTCAACGAAAATTGTACTAGCAGCAATAGCAATAACTGTTGTTCCAGCAGAAACTACAGAAGTTGCAGTATTTGGTGCAGTAACAATATCTCCAAGTGCAATACCTGTAGTAACGATTCCACTTATTGAAGCGTCAACTGCCTCATTAATTGTACCATTAACTGTAGCAATTCCTGTGCTAGTTGTTGTTGTCTCTGTAGTCGTAGTTGAAGTTGCATTAATAAATGCAGTATCTCCTCCTTGAGCATAAACAACTGGAGTTGATGTTCCTCCAACACTTACATGATCTACACTCTTAACATAAACTTCACCAACACCAATACCAGTAATGATTCCTCTTAAGAATCCTCCACTGTGAGTAGCAGTTGAACCTGCACCAGAATAATCTCTACCTGCTAATGTTTGAGTTAAAGCAGCACCCACAATAACTGAAGTTGTTGTTAAACCAGTAATTGTTTGGTCTGCAAATGAGTCAATAACGCAAACTTTTAAATTATTTGCCCATCTACCTGGATCCTTTGCTGCATAATACCAGCTAGAATCTGTTTGATGATTGTTTATAAAATCCTCATAGGATTCTATTTTTGCAGTAACAGAAGTAGCAGAAACTCCTGCATTTGCATTGTTTAAATTAGAATTATCCGTTCTAACTACTTGTAACACACCCCCATAAGAGAGATAGTTTGTAGCACTCATCCAGTATTCGTACTGTGAGTTTGTTGGTTGTGGCTTTCCAAAAGTAGCAAGTAAATCTTGCTCGGTTTCGATTAGCACAGGAGTGTTGACTGGACCTCTTTCAAATGGGCCAGCAAATGCACCAACCTGTTCACTGATACCATCAATCCTACCTTGTGTTAAATCGACTTCCCTTACTTTAACGCCAGGTGAAACTAAGTTTAGCGTCATCTTTTTCCCTCTAAAGGCATTGATTATCTAAATTTATTTATAAATTAGATACTCTTACATGCAATTTTACATGTACTCCCACATATATGATCTATCTCCATACTCATCAGCATACCACCTGTCTCCCTCTGGGTCTACAAAGGAAACCTCTTCAGTTACACCATCAGACATAAAACCAAAGGGTGCCATATCCTGT